AAGTCGATTTTTTGCGTTTACGGAAATAACTGGAGAATAACATGAGCCAGAAACGGCGGTCAGACAAAAACAGCACGACGGCGGTGGTCGAAGGGTTCCAAGGGGCGACAGCAAATGTGCCTCTGCCGCAAGGTGTCATATTGCGCAGCGACGAGGAATTGATTATTTGGGACCAGTTCACGCGCGCGCGCGCACCCGAGGATTGGCGCGACATGGACCTGCTTTTGGTTGCCAAGGTCGTTAGGATGGAAGCGGACATCCGCCAGCACCAGGAAACCTTGGACAAGTCTGGCGTGCTGATCCAGAATAAGCGCGGGACGCTGGTTCCCAACCCGCTGCTCTCGGTGGTTGATACGTTGGAGCGCAGGCAGATGGCCGTGATCCGATCGATGTCGCTGAACCAACTTGCGTCGGACCCCAGAACCATCAATGCTACAGGGCAGGCGACAAACGACAGCCGGTCTGTCATGGGGCTACTGTCGCACAATGATTTGATCGCAATGCCGCAACGGAGCAACTGATGCAATTTCACGAACACAAATGCCTAAAAACCCCTGTGGACGCAAACAGCACGTGCCAACTACAACGCAGCGCAAAAGGGGGGTCAATTAATTCGTTCCGCGTTACGAATTATATTGCAATGCGTAACGCGGAACGGTAGTGTATTCCTACGGGCGGCGATGGTCGCAGCCCACGGGAGAGACAAAATGGAAAAAGTTTACACAATCACAAAAACTGAGCGGATTTCAGGGATCGTTTTGGAGGTCTGGAATTCAACAGAATCTGAATTGCGCAATGAGTGTGGACGGATGGCCGACAAATTGATTGAAACTGGCGCTGCGTATATTCCCGGATGGGGCATTGATTACACAGCTGTATCAGCCTGAACAAATCAATTTATCCGACGGAGATACACAATGACCGAACAGCAATATGAAATGAACGCCGCTGCAATCGCCACCGCCATCTGGGAAATCAGCACGGGCAACGGGCGCGACCTGGACGAGGAATTGCACGATAGTCACATGCAGAACTGCCACGACGCTGTAGCTAACACATACATCGACGACATCGCAGTTGACGCGTGGCACGACACTGCACTGGATCGCGTCCAATGACCCTCACCCGCCCCCGCAAGGCGCGCGCCCTTGAAAAAGCCGGTCTGCGATACGTCGCAGGCTGGTTGCCATCTGCCGCAGCCAGTGCAGTGCGGTCCGATATTGATTTGGCGCAGGAAGCTGTTACCTTGGCGCTTGCGACTCTAGAGGACAAGCCAAATGCCGATCGGACCACGACCGACCATTGATGCCGAGATCGCAATGCCGCAACGGAGCAACTGATGCAATTTCACGAACACAAGATCGTCAGCGTAGAGGACTTGATTCCGTATGCGCTCAACAGCCGGACGCATAGCGATGCGCAGGTGGCACAGCTTGCCGCCAGCATCCACGAGTTTGGCTTCACCAACCCGGTGCTGGTTGACGATGCAAACAACCTGATCGCCGGTCATGGCCGATTGCTTGCTGCACGCAAATTAAAAATGGATCAGGTGCCTGCGATTGTCGTCGCTGGTCTGGATGACCGCAAGCGCAGGGCGTTGGTGATTGCCGACAACAAGCTGGCGCTGAACGCGGGCTGGGACGAGGACGCGTTGCGGGTGGAGTTGGAGGACTTGGCCGGAGATTTTGGCGAGTTGATGGGCTTCAGCCAAGATGAACTTGTTGCCCTGCTTCAAAATGCTGAAGGCACGGACGGCCTGACCGACGAGGACGCCGTGCCTGAGGTTCCTGCCGTGCCTGTCACCGTAGAGGGCGATGTGTGGCTGCTAGGGCGTCATCGGCTAGCCTGCGGATCATCCACTGACGCGCATACGGTCGAGGCCGTGCTGGCGGGCGTGAAGCCGCATCTGATGGTTACAGACCCGCCCTATGGGGTAGAGTATGACGCATCGTGGCGCAAAGACGCGCTGCCGCTGACGAACCCCGGAAAAACAGGCGGGATGCACGGCAAGGTTTTGAACGACAATCAGGCAGACTGGCGAGAGGCTTGGGCGCTGTTCCCCGGTGATGTTGCTTATATTTGGCACGCTGGAAACAAGGCTCACACAGTCGCAGAAAGCATCGAAGCAAGTGGTTTTGAAATCCGTTCGCAGATCATATGGGCAAAGCATCAATTCGTCATTGGTCGTGGGCATTACCATCCGCACCATGAGCCGTGCTGGTATGCGGTGCGCAAAGGGGCAACGGGCCATTGGGGTGGCGACCGAAAGCAAAGCACTCTCTGGCAAATCCCCAAGCCGCAGAAGTCCGAGACCGGCCACAGCACGCAAAAACCCGTCGAATGTATGAAGCGGCCAATCGAGAACAACAGCAGCCCCGGCCAAGCGGTCTATGAGCCGTTTTCAGGCAGCGGCACCACGATCATAGCGGGCGAAATGACGGGCCGGTGCGTTTACGCTATCGAGTTGAATCCAGCCTATGTGGATATGGCAGTGATCCGCTGGCAGAACTTCACCGGCCAGACCGCCACCCTTGAGGCGACGGGCCAGCCGTTTGCAGAAACAGAAGGGGAGCGAACATGAGAACGCTTTTTTTGCAGGACGAAGAAGCGGACCAGCTTGAGTCTATCATTGACGCCTTACTAATTGATCCAAACAGCAAGGCGCTTGAGGACGGCAAGATACGTCGCAGGCTTCGGCGTGTGTCCATGAAGCTGCACTGGGCAAGAAGCAATCCACAAGAGTTATCTGAGGCCAGCCCAAATGCAGTGGAGGCCTCGTGACACGCGGCGAACGGGTCATTGCTTTCATAACTCAATTCTGCCCTGTGCCAGAAGGCAAGCTGGTTGGACGGCCGATCAAGCTGATGGAGTTTCAGCGCAAGTTTATCTTGGATATTTACGACAACAAGAACGGCACCAGCCGGGCTTACCTCTCCGTCGGGCGCAAGAACGGCAAATCTGCGCTGATCGCTGGCATCCTGCTTGCGCACATCGTCGGCCCAGAGGCGCGGCAGAACAGCCTGATCATCAGCGGCGCACGCAGCCGCGATCAGGCGGGTCTAGTTTTTAAGCTAGCAGAGAAAATGGTCAGGCTTTCGCCAGCCCTGTCAAAGATCGTTCGCATCATCCCATCGCAGAAGATGCTGGTCGGCCTGCCGATGAAAGTCGAATACAAGGCGATCAGCGCGGAGGCTGGCACGGCACACGGCCTGTCACCGGTGCTGGCTATCCTTGATGAGGTCGGTCAGGTGCGTGGGCCAACGGATGCTTTCGTTGAGGCCATTGAGACCGCCCAGGGCGCGCACGACGATCCGCTGTTGATTGCGATCAGCACGCAGGCGGCAACGGACGGTGATCTGTTTTCGATCTGGCTGGACGACGCCAAGAATGCCAAAGACCCGCGCATCGTCAGCCATGTCTACACCGCACCGGAGGACTGCGAGGTCATGGATCGCGCGGCGTGGAAGGCGGCGAACCCGGCGATGGGCGAGTTTCGCAGCCTGAAGGATGTCGAGGACTTCGCCAAGCAAGCTGCGCGCTTGCCTGCAAAGGAGGCCAGCTTTCGTTGGCTGTATCTAAACCAGCGGGTCGAGGGCGTCAGCCCGTTCTTGAACCGGACCGAATGGGAGGCCAACAACCAACAGCCCGACATCCCGCTTGGCGGCATGTGCTACGCAGGTCTGGACCTGTCAGCCAGCCGAGATCTGACCGCATTTGTCATGGTGTTCCCTGACGGCGACAAATACCACATCGTGTCAAAGTTCTTTCTGCCCAGCGATGGACTGCGTGACAAGGCGAAGGCGGACAAGGTGCCGTATGACATCTGGGCGGATCAAGGTTGCCTAACGCTGATTGACGGTCCAGTGATTATCCCTGCTGTCGTCGCCCGTCACGTTGCGGAGGCGGCTGAGGAATACGACATCCAGATGCTGGCGTATGACCGCTGGCGGATCAACGACTTCCAGCGCGAGTTGGACATCATCGGCGCGCAGGTGCCGATGGCACCGTTCGGTCAGGGCTTCAAGGACATGGCCCCGGCGGTCGATAAGCTGGAACGGCTAGTCGCTGAACGGAAACTGCTGCACGGCAGCAACCCGATCATGAACATGTGCGCGGCCAACGCTGTTGTGGAGCGCGATCCTGCGGGCAATCGCAAGCTGACCAAGGCCAAGTCTGCGGGCAAGATCGACGGGCTTGTGGCGCTGGCAATGGCGCTGGGCGCTGAATCGCAAGAGGACGCTGCTTTGCCGCCGTCGCCGTGGGACGATCCGACCTTCCAGATGACGGCTTGATAAGCGTGAAGCCACGGTTGGCCTTTAGATTTGCGGAGAAAAGGCTGCGTTCGCGTTACCCTTTCCATTTGGCCCTGACTGATGTATCATTGCGCGAAACCATGCGCGTGGACCTGAACTAATGGGCATCTTTGATCGCTTCCGTAAGCCTGAAGAACGTACTCTTGAGAACCCGAACGCGACAGTTTCATCTGAGGACTTTCTTCAGGTTATGGGCTGGGGCGGCGGCTTGTCAGAGTCCGGCATCAATGTCACGATTGACAGCGCGCTTGGCGTTCCTGCCGTATGGGCCGCCGTCAACTTCATCAGCGGCACGCTGGCTGGCCTGCCCTTGCACGTCTACCGCAAAACCAGCAAGGGCCGTCAGCGCGTTGAGACAGGCCCGCTTGCTGGCATCCTGCACGACGTAGCAAACGATGAAATGTCGTCTTTTGAGTGGCGCAAATATCTTTTCGATCAAGTGTTCACCGGAGGTCGCTGCGTCAGCTACATTGAGCGCAAAGGCAATGGGCAGGTTGCCAACATTTGGCCGCTGGACCCGCACCACACGAGCGTTGACCACGTTCAAGACGGACCAAAGATGGTCAAAATTTATACCTATAAAGGTATCAAGTATCAGGCCACCGAGGTCATCGACATCAGCTACATGCTCAAAGCCAACCAGCTTGACCTTCGCGGCCCGATTATGACCAACAAAGACGCGATTGGCTTGGCCATTGCGGCGACTAAATACGGTTCCAAGGCCTTTCAATCCGGCGGCATCCCACCAATGACGCTGCAAGGCCCGTTCCAGTCTGGCGCAGCGGCACAACGTGCGTCTGAGGACGTTGCCAAGACCACGGCCAAGCTGGCGCGCGAAGGCAAGCCCGTCATGGCTATCCCAATGGGGCATGAGTTGAAGCCCGTCGGTTTTAACCCAAGTGAAATGCAGTTGATTGAGTTGCAGCGTTTCAGCATTGAGCAGATCGCGCGCATCTACAGCGTGCCGCCGATTTTTTTGCAAGACCTGACGCGCGGCACCTATAGCAACACCGAGCAACAGGATTTGCACTTCGTCAAGCATACGCTGAAACGGTGGATTGAGCAGTTTGAGCAGGAATTGAACCTCAAGCTGTTCCCGCGCGGATCAAAGCTATACGTCGAGTTTAATGTTGACGGCCTTCTGCGCGGCGACTTCAAGACCCGCATGGAAGCACACGCGACGACAATCCAGAACGGGATCCGCACACCGAACGAAGTGCGCGATATTGAGAACATGAGTCCGATGCCAGCAGGCGATAGCCTGATGATACAGGGCGCAACGGTTCCTATTGGATCGCAAAACCTGGGGGTTCCTGATGCTGTTATCGAATGACGACAAGGTTGAC